CATCAATGAAGTACAAGATGATTTTGTTCTCGCAACTGCTGCTGATATTGTGGCATACCCTTCTGCTCCTGATGCCTTTGTTAGAGGTATCATGGAAAACAAAGAATGGATGATGATAAACGGTATATGGACCGAAAGAGAAATGGACATTGCTCAAAGGGTTATTAGAGAATCTAGTTCCCGTGAACTGGAGGAGCAAAAACTCCAAGTGTTCAGTTCATTCCTAGATCGTTTATCAAAGATATAATTTTTTATAAATAATTATCAGTAACGCAAAAATTCTCAAAGGAGACAATCATGAGCGTAGAAAGTAAAATCAGAGACTTTCTGAAGAAGGGTAAGGAGATCGAAGAGTCTCTGCAGCTCGCTGAAGAAGTCAATGAACTGGAAGAGAAGGCTGCTGCGGAAAACCTTAAGCCCAATGCAACACCTGGCGATTCCAAGAATCCTACTCAGGGTTCTTCTAACCCTTCACCCGAGATGCAAGACCTGTCTGGTACAGGTGACAAGCATGGCGGGTTGACATCCTCTATTGGTAAGGCTGCTGCTGACAAGATGAGTCAGTCTGGTGAACTTACTCACTCTGGTGCTGGTGATGCGCCCAACTATGAAACTGACGAAGACCCCCGCAAGGTTGTCAATCAGTCATCTTCAAAGGGCAACGTCAACCAAGAAGAAGTAGAAGAGTCTGAAGAAGAAGAAGTTATTGCTGAAGACGAAGCTGTAGAAGAGTCTGAAGAAGTTGAAGTTGTTTCTGAAGAAGAGTCTATTGAAGACGCTGAAGAAGAAGTCGAAGGCGAAAGTCTCTTTGAAGGTGACATCGCTGGTCTGTTCGCAGACGAAGAACATCTTTCAGAAGACTTTAAGGTTAAGGCCGCTGAACTTTTTGAGACGGTAGTTACTGCTCGTCTTGCTAACGAAATCGAAGGTATCCAGGCCGAACTTGCAGAAGAGGCTGATGCCGCTCAAGCAAAATTCCAAGACGATATGGTTGAGAAGATTGACGCATACCTCAACTATGTTTCTGAGAACTGGATGAAAGAGAACGAACTCGCTATTGAACGCGGTATTCGTACTGAAATTACAGAAGACTTTATCAAGTCTCTGAAAACCGTTTTCACCGAACACTATATTGAAGTGCCTGAAGAAAAGTACGATGTACTTGGTGAAATGCAAACTGAGATCGAAGAACTCAAAGGAAAACTCAACGAGTCTATCGAATCGCAAGTATCTCTGACGAAAGAAAGAGAAGACATGTTGCGTGAGAAGATCATCGCTGAGGCATCTGACGATTTGACAATGACAGAATCAGAAAAACTGTCTTCACTTCTTGCTGATGTAGACTTTGGTGATTCCGAACTCTTTGCTGAAAAAGTCTCTGTTGTTAAGGAAAACTATTTCCCCAAACAGGGTGTGGACACTGGTGAAGTAATGTCAGATACAGTTGACGCTGGACATCTTGACGAAGGTACTTCAATCAATAAGTACGCTCAGGCAATTTCAAAACAGATTAAAAAGTAAAATTTTTATAAATAAACTTAGGTAAAACAAAAACCAATCAAGGAGATTACAATGTATCTTTCTGAAGAAATACAAAAAAAGTGGAGTCCTGTTCTGGATCATCCCGATCTGCAAGAGATTGCTGACCCTTATCGTAAGGCAGTAACTTCTGTAGTTCTTGAGAACCAAGAAAAGGCTCTCCGTGAAGAGAAGAATGTTTTCTCTGAAGCGGTACACGCTAACAACATGTCAGGTGAGATCGATACATACGATCCGATCCTGATTTCTCTGGTTCGTCGCGCCCTTCCTAACCTGATGGCGTATGACGTTGCTGGTGTTCAACCGATGACTGGTCCTACTGGTCTTATCTTTGCGATGAAGTCGCACTACACTTCACAAACTGGTACAGAAGCTCTGTTCAACGAAGCTGATACAGACTTCTCTGGTGGTGGTACTCACGCTGGTTCAAACCCAGTTGACGGTTCCTACACTACTGGTGCTGGTGTGTCGCGTGATGACGCTGAGAGATTCGGTGATTCCGGTGGTACTACACTGAACCAGATGGCATTCTCAATTGAGAAGACCACTGTAACTGCTAAGTCACGCGCACTGAAGGCAGAGTATACTGTCGAACTCGCGCAAGACCTCAAGGCAGTTCACGGTCTTGACGCCGAGTCAGAGTTGTCAAACATTCTGTCTCAGGAAATCCTCGCTGAAATCAACCGCGAAGTGATCCGTACAATCTACAAAGTCGCTAAGACGGGTGCTGCTTCTACTGCAACGCCTGGTACTTTTGACCTTGACGTAGATTCAAATGGTCGCTGGTCTGTTGAAAGATTCAAGGGTCTGTTGTTCAACATCGAAAGAGACGCGAACGTAATCGCGCAAGACACTCGTCGCGGTAAGGGTAACTTCATCATCTGTTCTTCAGATGTTGCTTCTGCCCTGTCAATGGCTGGTGTACTTGATTACACTCCTGCTCTTTCTACTAACCTAAACGTTGATGACACTGGTAATACTTTCGCTGGTGTACTTAATGGTCGTTACAAGGTTTACGTTGATCCTTATTCTGCAAACACTGGTGCTGCTAGTCAGTTCTACGTTGCTGGTTACAAGGGTACTTCACCTTATGACGCAGGTCTGTTCTACTGCCCATATGTACCTCTGCAAATGGTACGCGCAATTGACCCTGACACCTTCCAACCAAAAATTGGTTTCAAGACTCGTTACGGTATGATTGCTAACCCTTACGTTGTTGATGGTTCTGGTAACACTGACGGTGATACTTTCACTGCTGATCGTAACCAGTACTACCGCGCTGTTAAGGTTTCAAACTTGATGTAATAAAAAGAATCCCTAAAGGGACGATTTTAAGGGACTCTACGGAGTCCCTTTTTTTTGGCTTAAACTTCACAAAACCTTAACATAAAACTCCAAGGCCTCAAAATAAATATTATGGATGCAATGTTGCATCGCAACAAGAGTATTTCTCATGGCACTAGAGAAGAGAGAGAAGTGGGGGCTGGTTATCAGTTTCACGATCATTGCTGTGGTAGCAACGATATTTCCTATGCTAGTTATGTCTGCACCATCTGAACATAATTATAAAGCAAAGCAGGATGATTGGGAATACACTTATCGACATCGGGAAGGTGCTTGGCACGTTGAGATCGGTAATAAGGTTGGACCAATCGAAGTGATGTATCGGTATGCAGACTTGAGAGATACGAGGGAAAATCGTATCAAGTTTACTGGTGAGTTCTTTTCCTATAAGGACTTGACAGTAGAAGGTAGGATGGAGTTTCGGTCATTTGACAAGAAAGAAGATCACTGGCGGTATCGGTTTATCTTTGAGTACACTCCCCATCTGTACGGTAATTGGTATTTGTATGCTAAACTCCAACCACGTTGGGCGTTTAAGGATGCGGGCACCAAGTTTGATTCAAGAGACCAGTTAGGTATTACATACAAACAGGGTAACTGGAAGATCACACCTTTCATTGAACGAAAGGGTACTGAGGGGTGGGACCAAAAAATGACGGTACTTGGTACACATTTTGAGATCAAACTATGATTTAACATAAATATTATATGCTCGATAAGGGCTATAATAAAGGAGAAGTAAATGGAAATGCAAGTACCCGTAATTGGTAAGGTTCACCTACCCTCACTCGGAATGGGAGCCGGAATTGTTATTCTGTTGATGATCCTGATGTAACTTTATTATTTTGAATGAAAAGGGGGTGTTCATACACCCTCTTTTTTTGGCTTAGAATCCTTATAAATAGTGCCATACATAGGAGACTATAATGGCTTACACTCCCACACTGTCGCCCAATACGGGGTTGTACAATGCACATGCTAACGGTGATCTAGATTATCTGAGACCCACTGGGTTTAAGTTTCAGATTCACAACATTCCGCACGTTGCATTTTTCTGTCAGGGTGCAAACATTCCAGACATTAGTATGGGGTTCCCTACTCAAGCTACCCCGTTGCAGGATATCGCATATCCAGGCGATAAGTTGACCTTTGGTGATCTGAATATTAGATTCCTTATCCAAGAGGATATGTCAAACTACAAAGAACTTTACGATTGGTTGGTCGGTCTTGGAGCACCAGAAGGTACGCAACAATACAAAGATTATGTTGCAAGTCAGGAGTGGAGAACGGGTCTGTCAAACAGGAAAGACAAGAGAGAGGCTCTCGCTCAGGTAAGTGATGCGAGTCTCTTTGTTCTTGACTCAAATGACAATCCAAACATTGAAATTATTTTTAGAGGCGCATTTCCAATTGCATTGTCTGGACTAGAATTCGATCAATCATCTGGTGATTCACCATACTTCACTGGATCGGCGTCATTTAAATATAGGATATATAATATTAGAAACGTGACCTAAAGGTATATTATGGCAACATTGAATGAACTTCAGACCCAATGGGCTGAAGACTGTAAACTTGATGAATTGGATTTGGGTGGGGAGTCAACAAGAACTCCTGTACTACACTCAAAGTATGTAACAATTTTATCTAACACAAAACTTCAACTCCGAAAAGCAATTGCTGATCTCAAGAGACTTGAGAGAGTTAAAGCAGAATACTTCCGTGGAGAACTTTCAAAAGAAGAACTTGATAATCTGGGGTGGGAACCTTGGAGAAAGAACTCTGTGTTGCGAACAGACATGAGAGAACATCTAGATAGTGATGCGGATGTCATTCGTCAACAGGATAAAGTATACTACTTGGAGACTACCGTAGATTTCGTGGACCGAGTACTCCGCAGTTTGAATGGCCGAGGTTGGGACATCAAGACTGCGGTTGAGTGGACGAAGATGCAATCCGGGCTTATATGATTTGGGTAAAACAAAAAGATAACGTTCACGTTTACGTCGAGGCAGACGATGGCATAAGGAGAGAAATATCAGATTTCTTTACCTTTGAAGTGCCTGGCGCCAAGTTTATGCCGTCCTATAGAAACAAGTATTGGGATGGCAAGATACGACTATACAACGTCAACAAGGCTGAACTCTATATTGGTTTGGTCCCGTATCTAATTAAGTTTGCAAAACAATTAGAGTATGAGATTCAGATTGATCTTGAACCATTCGGTGAAAAGATTTCCAAAGAAGAGATATCAGAGTTTTGTGGTGTCTTGAATCTTCACAGCCAAAAGAAAAAAATCGAAGCAAGAGATTATCAACAAGACGCAATCCATGAGGCGATAAACTCTGGTAGGACTCTGTTGTTATCACCGACTGCATCTGGTAAGTCACTTATCATTTACTCACTGATTAGATACCACCAAGCTCTGGGTCGCAAACAGTTGATCGTAGTACCCACCACCTCACTGGTAGAACAGATGTACGGTGACTTCCGAGACTACTCAAGTAATAACGGGTTCAAAGTGGCAAAACACTGTCACAGAATTTATGGTGGGAAAGAGAAATCCAACAATGCTGATGTAGTGATATCTACATGGCAGTCTATCTACAAGTTTCCCCAAGAGTGGTTCAGTCAGTTTGATGTAGTCTATGGTGACGAAGCTCACTTGTTCAAGGCGAAGTCACTGATGACACTCATGGACAAATGTACTAACGCCCGTTTCAGAATTGGTACTACTGGTACACTAGACGGCACAAAGACACACAAACTTGTCTTGGAAGGTGTGTTTGGTCCGGTGTTTAAAGTGACCACAACCAAAAAATTGATGGACAAAAAAGAACTTGCAGAACTTAAAATTATCTGTATGGTAATAGGGTATGCAGACGAACAAAGAAAACTTGTATCTAAAATGACCTATCAAGAAGAGATGGACTTCCTAGTATCGAACCCAGAACGCAATGACATTCTGGCGAAGCTGGCGACCTCTCAGAAGGGTAATACGCTGGTCTTGTACCAGTTTGTAGAGAAACACGGTGATGTCCTGTATAAGATGATAAAGGAAATGACTGACAAACCAGTGTACTTTGTTTTCGGTGGCACCGAGACCGAACAGAGAGAAAAGATTCGTGAGTTGACAGAACAATCAAAAGACACTATAATTGTGGCCTCTTATGGCACGTTCTCCACTGGTATAAATATTAGAAACCTACACAATGTAGTGTTCGCCTCGCCAAGTAAGAGTCGAATAAGAAATCTACAGTCTATTGGTAGGGGTCTGAGGAAAGGCGAAGACAAATCTAGTTGTAATTTATTTGATATTGGTGATGATTTATCATGGAAGAACAAAAAGAACTATACTTTGAATCATGTGCTTGAGAGAATTAAATTATATAATGAAGAGAACTTTGAATACAAAGTTATAAGGATAGACTCTAATGGTAAAATGCAAACCTAGTATTATTTGTTTAGAAAATGGTATGCAGCTTATTGCTGGTATCATCTCAGAAAACGAAGTCGATATTGAAACGACTATTCCGCTGGAAGTAACCAGAGTAAAAATTAATTCTACCCACGAAGCTTTATCGTTGAGACCTTGGTTGTCTTTTACAACCGACGAAACCTATAGAATAAAACAAAGTAAAATCATAACCATCTGCGGTTTGGATGAACAGTATACCGAAGGATTCTTCAAGATGACAGAGGGATACATGGAAGACAGACGAGAGGGGTTAGATTTCTTAGACGCTCTGGATGATTTTGACCCGATGATAGATGAAGATGCCACGCTTGATGATCTAATCGATCAAATTAATTCATTGGGTAAACCCAAGGACCAGCTACATTAAGCTTAATTATCCTTAGAACTACAAGTCAATTGTAATCGTTTTTTGACCTGTTGTCAAGGGTTTATTCTATCATTGACATTTACCTGATAGAGTGGTATATTATACATTCTATCCATAAAAGGAATTATATTATGGCAAACAAAAAAGAAAACCGACACTACGTCAACAACAAAGATTTTCTGGCGGCGATGACAGAGTACCGCGAAGAACGTCTTGCTGCAGAAGATGCTGGCGAACCCAAACCGAGGGTGTCAAACTACATCGGTGAGTGTTTCGTTAAGATTGCTAATCACTTGGCTTACAAGTCTAACTTTGTAAACTATACTTTCCGAGAGGAAATGATTCTCGACGGTATTGAAAACTGCATCACCTATATCAATAACTTTGACCCTGCTAAGTCCAAGAATCCCTTTGCATATTTTACTCAGATTACCTACTATGCTTTCTTGCGTAGGATTCAGAAAGAGAAGAAACAGATTGATACCAAGAACAAGTATATCCAGAGTCTTGATCTTCATAGTATGATGGAAGAACTTGGTGGAGACTCTGGTTCTACTGAATTTCTTGAGTACATGAAGAGACAGATTGAAGATGCTGAGAAGTCTAACGAGAAGTTCGCGGAGACTAACAAGAATCAACCAAAACGTAGACCGAAGTACTTCAATGACAAGGAAGCAATGGACTTGGCCAAAGAGAAGATTGATGCACTAAAAGAGTCTTGACATCTGGCCGGACAGTGTGTATAATGGTACATGATACTAGGGGGTATACATTATGAACGCATTTGGACTTCACAAAAACCCTGTCATTGCTGCACGTTTACACAATGACAAACACGTTGTGAAAATGAACATTGAGTATCCGCAAATGATGTCCACGGCACACCGTGTACTTGACGGTTCTCAATACCTTGATAAGACTGCTAACGGTAGAAACATCAAACGTTGGCGCATGGATGATGATTTGGTGGAACAAACCTTATACAAGGCATCCCATATCAATCATCCTACTAATATCTGGGTCCGTGCCACTCAGGAAAACTACATGTGGATGTACACTCTTTGGTCAGAACTTGCCAAAGAATACACCCATCGATATGGCAAACACCATGCTTCGTGGGTCAAACTCCACAAGGTTCTGGAGAAACCGCCAGAGAATATTCCGATGGGACAACTCACAATATTACCGCAAGCAATGCCCGATGACGTAAAACGTGATGACTTTGTTGAGGCATATCAACTGTACTATCGCAAATACAAAGCTCATTTTTCTAAGTGGACTAATCGACCTGTTCCACAATTCATGACTGTTGTATGATTCTATGTAAAGAAGACTCGCTGTACGCGAGCAATCTAATTATTGATTACTTCTCAAACTTTGGAAGAATTGATGATTATTTTCGTGCAAGAAAAATTGAAAGGGTGAAGGCATTACCTCCACCCCTTTTTGGTATGTCTGTTGAAGACGACATGTTTCAAGATTGGGAAACGCCACCCGATGATATGGACTTTGAAGTTGTTCAAATGAACAACGAAATCTTTGACCAGATGTTAGAGATGACCGCTTCTTTCTCCCCCGATGAAGCGCCAGGCAAATCTCTAAAACTGGTGGTCAAAGAGACAAACACAAACAAAGCCGTTGGGTTTATTAAGATGGGTTCTCCTCTCATCAACTCAAAACCCAGAAACGATTATCTAGGTGGCGTTCCCGATCTTGGAATCTTTAACCAACGTGCGATCATGGGGTTCAACATTGTCCCCGTACAACCATTCGGGTTCAACTATCTTGGTGGTAAACTTATGGCCGCAATCTGTTGTTCCCATGAGGTTCGCCGCATGTTGGACAAAAAATATAAAACAGAATTCTGTTTGTTTGAGACCACCTCTCTGTACGGTAACATCAAAGGCGCATCCATGTATGATGGCATGAGACCCTTCCTTAGATATAAGGGTGACACGCAGTCACAGTTTTTGTTGACTATGGGTGAGGACATATACTTTCATCTGCGTGATTGGTTTACTGAAAAGAACGATGGAGAAGAACTGATACACAAAGGTGCGTCTAGTCGCAAACTAAAAATTCAAACCAAGATGGTTGGTATCGTCAAGGCATCCTTGAAAGAACATGATGCTGATGAGTACAAAAGATTTACTGACACGATCAAGTCATCTACTGATGTAACAACAAATAAAAGATTTTATATGT